TGATACAAATAATACTCCAGATGTTGTTGATAGAAATCAACTTGTTGGTCAGATATTTATCCAACCAACACGGACAGCTGAATTTATTGTATTGGACTTCGTAGTATTACCAACGGGAGCAACTTTCCCAGCGTAAGTTTAATCATATAGATTAATAAATGAAAAACCCTTCTTTTTTGGAGGGTTTTTTGTTGCCCGTTATATTTATATATGAAGTACAATGTAAAACTTCTATAAAACTATGAAAAACTATTGTGATGATTTTTTATAATTTTGATATTTATAGATGAGAAAAAAAATTATTGGAGATTAAAAATGCCAGAGCTATTAGATCCGTCAGAAATAATGTTTACACCGTTTGAACCGAAAACGAAAAATCGGTACATCATGTATATTGAAGGTATACCAGCTTATCTTATTAAGACAGCTAATAGACCTACAATTGCTTTTGAAACTATTGAACTTGATCATATCAATGTAAAACGATATATGAAAGGAAAGGGATCATGGGAAGAACTTGAAATTACTCTTTATGACCCAGTTGTTCCTTCAGCTGCACAGGCAGTAATGGAATGGGTAAGACTATCCCACGAATCTGTAACAGGTCGCGATGGATATTCTGATTTTTATAAAAAAGATGTAACGATTAATGTATTAGGACCAGTAGGTGATAAAGTTGAAGAGTGGACACTTAAAGGTACTTGGATTACTAACGCAACATTTGGTGATTTAGATTGGGCAAATGCAACAGACCCAGTTGATGTAACTTTGACACTTAGATACGATTACGCAATACTACAATTCTAATAAAAATAAATAATAAAAGGAGTTAATTATGGCAGTCATAGCAGATAAAGCTTGGTGGAAATCAAAAACAATATGGACTTCAGTAGTCGCTGGAGCCGTTGGAGTAGCACAAGCAGCAGGTCTTATAGAAGCAGTACCTGAAGTCGTTTGGACATTACTCGCAGCATTTGGTTTGTACGGAGTTCGTGACGCTGTTGGAAAAGCATAATTCAACAGTAAGTAATATTTAAACTGGGGATTTCAATATCCCCAGTTAGTTTTATAATTGGTTATATTGTATAAAATACAATTAAAAATATGATACATAGGAGATAAACATGGCAGAAAATAAACGCCAGTTTCCAACAGAGGTAGTTGATTTGCCTTCTAAGGGATTACTTTATTCAAAAGATTCACCACTGGCAGGTGGAACAATAGAGTTAAAGTATATGACCGCTAAAGAAGAAGATATTTTAACTTCTCGTAATCTTATTCAAAAAGGAATTGTTTTGGATAAACTAATGGAAGCTGTTATTGTGGACGAAAAAGTATCACTTGATGATTTGTTGTTAGGTGATAAGAATGCAGTTATGATTGCAACGAGAGTACTTGGATATGGTAAAGATTATACTGTAACACTTACTGATCCAGATTCAGGAGATAAACAAGAGGAAACTTTTGATTTAACTCAAATTACAGATAAAAAGATTGATCCAAAATTATTCAAGAGTGGTAAAAATGAGTTTGGATTTGACTTACCAGCAGCAAAAGTTAAAATTCTATTTCGTCTTTTAACACATAAAGAAGAAAAAGAAATTGATGCTGAATTAAAAGCATTAAAGAAATTTGCAAAAGATAGTGGTATTACTTCAGAAATCACAACACGATTGAAAAAGGCAATTGTGTCGGTTAGTGGAGATAGATCACTACAACGAATTAATGAATTCGTAGATAATGAATTATTATCTCGTGATTCCCTTGCATTTAGGGAATATCTTAAAAAAATAACACCTGATGTTGATATGTCCTTTACCTTTACCAGTGAAGAGAGTGGTGAAGATACGATTATGGATATCCCATTAGACGTTGAGTTTTTTTGGCCTGCGGGCAGAAGATAAGCCTGCAATTCACTCACAAATCTTCTCCCTGTGCTTCCACGGGAAAGGAGGATTTAATTTCACAGAAGTGTATAACATGCCAACCTATCTGCGCCGATTTTACATCCAATCAGCGTCAGAATTCTATAAAAAAGAAAAGAAAGAATACGACAAATCATCTAAGAAAAAATCTGGTATTTCACGACCAGGTATCCCCCGAGGCTAACATTTTTTTCTATATTTGATATTTATTATTGAGTTATACTATCCTGTTTAACCAGAGAAAATCTTAAAATAAAATCATAGGTAGGAGAAAGAAAATGGCTTCGTCCAAAATAAAATTAACAGAAAATCAATTAGTAGAAGGTATAATAAGTGGTATATTAAAAGCTATTTTTAATAGACGAACACAACAAGTTATAAAGGGAATGAAAAATAATCCTGCTCTTAAAAAGGCAACAGATGAATTTTTCGATTCCAGCCAAAAATTAGATAAGGCTTTAAGAAAACAAGCAAAAGCCCATGCAGACCACGATCGTAAGTTCGGTGCATAAGAGAATGATAAATGGCATTCCGAAATAAAATAAAACAATCTAACGAAATAGAAAATCGAATAGTATATTGGGGTGGTAATGAAACCACAATAATACCCACAATGGCATCACAGGGTGAAGTTGAGCGTGCCAAGCGATTAAATAAGATTGAAGAGGACCTTCTAGGACTGAAGGAGACGGGGAAAAAGCTTACGAATGAAGATTCGAAAGCGAAGGATGCGAATCTCAAGAAAACGATTGCACTTAAAAACGAGAAGAGGCAACTACAAAAAGAAGAATCAGCCCACCAAGCTCATATGATGAAAAAGGAGATGGAGCTTTCTGGGTTAAAGTCAAAAGTTTTAGATTTGGAAGAGTCAATTGGTACGGTAGAAAGAAAAGGGTTAAATTATGTAACGAAAGCTGGTAAGCATGTAAAAACCAGAGGTCAACTTGTTATGAAGCTTTCTCGTGAATATTTTCTACAGGGGTTACATCATCAAAATATGTTTAATACTCAAGCAAACATGGCAAGAATGTTGGAGACTATTAATACTTTAAAGAATAAGGCAGTGAAGTACGACACAAAATCAACTGAGATGGCGGCATTGGAAACAAACGAAATTGATAAACTACAAACTGCAAAGAATGCAGACTCAACGGAGGGCAAGGCAAAAATAGCCGCAACTCTGGCCGGGGCTGCAGCATATAAAGGGAGTCTTGAACTAGTTAAGGATGCTTACACTCAGATAGGTGAGATTCAATCTGAAAATCTCGGTGCAACAGTTAAGTTAGCCAAAATGTATGGGAATCTGGGGAAGGGTGGTTTTCAGGATATGACAAAAGAAATGGAAACGCAACTTCAAAGGGCTAAAGATCAGGCCAAATTTACCCTAACTGAACAACTACCCGCACTTCAAAAAGAATTAAAGTTGATGAAGATAAAGATGAAACACATGGATAAAGGTAGTGACTTGTATAAAAAAATGGTTGAAGATATGGAAGAGATGGAGGCTGAAGGAAAACTTATAGCAACGGATGCCGAAAATGCAGTCATTGCAGCAGAAAAAAATGTAAAACACGCTCAGTTGATGTCAAAAATACAAGGCAATGTTGCGGCAAGTAGTCAGTTAATTTTAGGTCCATTTGAAAAGATGCAAAGCCTTTTAGAATCTAATCCGCTTGGAAAGTGGGTATCAACTTTAACTGGGTTGGATTCCCAGATGAAAACTTTTGCGGACACGGTTAGTGAGGAAATGACATCTGCATTTACACCACCAACAGTTAAATCAGGTATGGATAAAAATGGTAAACAGTTTTTTATGGATTTAGAAACTGGTAGACGTATTAGTGAAGAAACTTATGACTCTCAAAAGAAGAACGGACAGACTATGCAAGAATCACTTGCAAATGTTCAAGAACAAGCAATGGGTGCAATAGATAAAATATCGGGATCATTTGGCCAAATGAATGCAATGATGGGAGGAATGTTAGGACCGATATTAGGAATAGTAGCCGTATTAATGATAGCCAAAAAGATAGCAGAATTGTTTTATGGTGGAATGGCAGAAACTCGTAAGGAGTTCGGACTTACATTTGCAGAAGCAGGGAAATTACAAAATGTTCTCAATACTACAGCAATGGAATTTAAAATGATGGGTGTAAGTGCAGAAGATGTAAAAGCCGGAGCTGTAGGTATTATGGATAATTTGGGTGGAATAGGTCAAATTACAAAAGAAAATGTAACAGAAATGGCCAGATTAAACGCGTCTTATGGTTTAAGTGGAGAAAGTGCTGGTGTTCTTGCAAGTCAAATGATGGCCGTAGGTGCAAGTAGTATGGATGCAGTTGGTTCTCAAATAGATTCAGTAGCCGCATTAGCACAGGCCAGTGGAGTTGCACCAGCTAAAGTATTAGAAGATGTTGCTGGGGCAAGCGAAGCATTTGCAAATTATGCAAAAGATGGGGGAGAAAACGTATTCAAAGCGGCCATAGCAGCACGACAACTCGGTGTAAGTATGGACACTGTAGCAGGAACGGCAGATGCTTTATTAGACTTTGAATCATCTATAAATGCACAAATGGAAGCAAGTATGTTAACTGGTCGTAATATCAATACAGACAAAGCACGAGAGTTGGCATTGGCTGGTGATTTAGAAGGTATGCAAAAAGAAATCACTAAACAAATTGGTAGTGCAGCAGATTATGAAAAATTAAATGTAGTTCAGAGAAAAGCGATGGCAGCAGCTTTTGGTGTTAGTGTATCTGAATTAGGGAAGATGGTTACTAATCAAGATAAATTAAATAGTATGACAGATGTACAAAAGAAAAGACAAGATTTAATAGCAGATGTTATTAAACAAATAGGAGTACTTTGGACAAAGTTTCTTGGTGTTTTTAAATCACTTATTCCATTAGCACTTACTTTTCTTTCACCAATAATCGCAATACTTGGTGCCATCCTTCTCATTGGAGCAGGAATTAATATTGCGGTTGAATGGTTAAATAAATTTAGTATTGCGGGAGTTGGATTAGGTAATATAATAATGGTCGCGGCCGGTGCTGCATTGTTATTTAGATCAAATTTGATGGGTGGTGGTATTATGGGATACCTTGGCAAGATGAAAGATGCGATGTTTTCGATGGGTGGAAAACTTAAAGATATGTCAGGATTTGGCGGTAAAGGTGGAGATAAAAAAGGTGGTGGTTTTGTAGATAAGATAAAGAAAAAGTTCACTGGTGGTGATAAAACTAAATCGACTAAACTCCCCGGTAAGGATAAGGGTGGTGGGCCGATGGAGTCTATGTTTGGTAAAGATTCTAAGATAGATTATAAGAAGATGATTCAAGGGGCAGCTGCAATGTTAATTGTAGCAGTGGCTATGTTTGTAATGGCAAAGGCACTTCAAGAGTTTGCAAAAGTTACTTGGGAAGCAATAGCAAAGGCAGGAGTAACTTTACTTGGATTAGTTGTTGTACTTGGAATACTTGGACAGTTGAAAGGACAATTAATACAAGGAGCGGTTGCAATGTTAATTATGTCAGTTGCACTTATACCATTTGCATTTGCATTACAAATGTTTACAGGAATTGATTTTAAACAAGTTGCATTGGGTGGAGTTGCAATGATAGGATTTGCTATAGCAATGGGAGTTCTTGGAACGGCAGCATCATTTATAATTATGGGAGCCGTAGCCATGGCAATTATGGGTGTGGCACTTATACCGTTTGCATTTGCATTACAAATGTTTACAGGAATTGATTTTAAACAAGTTGCATTTGGTGGAGTTGCAATGATAGGATTTGCTATAGCAATGGGACTTCTTGGAATGGCAGCCCCAGCAATTATATTTGGATCTGTGGCCATGGCAATTATGAGTGTGGCACTCGTACCATTTACATTAGCTCTAAGATTATTCTCAGGAATTGATTTTGCACAAGTTAAGTTGGGTGGAATTGCAATGTTAGGATTAGGTACTGCACTTGGAGCTCTTGGATTTATGGCACCACTTATTATAGCTGGATCATGGGCAGTGGGTATTATGAGTATTGCATTAATGGGACTTGGAATTGCATTAATTCTAATTGGAACAGGAATGAAATTGTTTCAAGGTAGTGTTTCAAGTATAGTTGAACCATTAACTCAATTAGCTTCAATAGTCGGACCTCTTTTATTGTTAGCAGGAGCCTTCGCTGCATTAGGAATTAGTATGGGGGTTATGGCAATTGGAGCACTTTTGTTAGTCCCTGTACTTCCTGTATTGATGGCGTTAAGTGCAATGGGATTACTTGGTGGAGTTTCACTCGGTGGTGGTGGAGAAGAAGCAGAAGCTGGTGGTGGGACAGAAGCAAATCCTGTTGAAGTTAAAATTGGTGAAACTAATAGAAAACTTGATGAATTAATACAGTTATTAGGACAATCAGGACCAATATCAATGGGTGTTGGTGGAGTAAAATCAAATACTAAAGCAATTTCAGAACAAATAGTATAGAGAGATAAAATGGCACTAAAAGACTTATTAACAGACTTATCAAAATTCAAATATACGAATTATGAAAATGTTGGTGCTAATAATAGTCAAGTAGAAGGTCGTCATGGTGGATATAAAGGGAAAGGCCAACCACCACATCCAGAAAAACATTCTAAATTTGATGATGGAGTGGGTGGAATTGGAAATCCACAATCATTTACAGTTCGTGGGTATACTGTTTCAGATATAATAAGTGGTAGACATGGTGGAACGGTTGGACCAACTCCAGCACAACCACCACATCCAGATACTCACAGTGAACTTGATGATGGCGTTGGTTTTGGTGTTTATCCAAGAGATAATCCACAATCGTTTGATGTTCGTGGATATACGATTACGGGAACTAAAACTTTTGATAGACCTAATCGAGATGCCATTACTATAATGACAAATAGAGTTGGATTTCCATATACACCATTTGATAGTGGAGTTAAAACGGGTCCAGTTGATTTTTTAAGTGGAGTTCAGAGTTCTTGGGGAGCTGGAACTTTGCCACTCGGATTTTCTTTTAATATGGTTGATTCATTATTATCACCTGGTACTCCACCAGTATTAAGTTTAAATACATTAAGACATACAATACCTGAAGTTGGACCATCTCCATCATTTACGATTGATTATTCACGATATGATGAGGAACTTGGTAGTCAGTTTAATACCGTAGAAGGAATTATAAGTTCACAATATACTGATACAGAAAAATTACATTCGAGTTATGGAACACAATTTCATATATCGGGGTTTAATCGTAGTGATATGTATATTACTAATATAGATGAATTATCCACTCCTATATTTAAATCATTTACTCGTGGCAGTGTAGGACTTGGTAAAATTGGATTGACATCACCAAATTTTAATCCATTTGTATTTGGAACTGATTTACCTTATGTAATACCACAAATAACAGCAACAGGACCACAAACTGATTCATTGGAGTTTAGTAATATACCAAAATTAGCAGACGCACATAGTATTGATTCACTTTCAAGATTATTAAATTATCCTGGTATTTACATTACATCACAGGGTGAAATAAATGAAACAGTTGATACTCCAACTATTTCTTCTAATGGTATTACTTTTACGGGAATAGACGGACCAGTCGACCATACTATATTTCGTAGTAGATTATATGAAGTTTATCAACACCATTTTCAACCAACTGATATTAATTTTGTAAATACACCATTGGGAACTAATTTATTTGGAGAAAATGAGGCATGGAAAGGTGGTTCAATTCATATAGGAAATCAAGATATACCATCTACTATTGGTGGTGGTCTTTCTTATTATGGAAGTTTAGTTTCAATAACACCAAGAGGTTCGATTTATAGAGCAGGTGATGGAACATATAGAGTTCCACAATCTGGACATACAACTATTCCACCAGGAGTAACTACTCAGTATCCAAGTAATATTCCTACTTTTGATGGAACACAAATAACACACAATATCCCACAAATAACTTTGACTGGACCATTTGGTGATGAAGATTATCAGAGTATTTTTGATATGGTAAATGGTAAAATGGTATCAATTTCACCAGATGCACATGGAAGTAATTTTATGACTACTCCATTGGCAAGTTATACAAGTCTATATCAGACTCAAATTGATCTGGCCGACCCAGCATTAACCAGTACATATTCGGATACATTTTCGGTTAGTATGATTACTTTAAGTGGTCCTACAAGTCAAACTTATCAGACAACATTAGATACATCACCGATAGCTTTAGATGCACACGGGAGTGATTTTTCAATTTCACCAATAGAAGCATATAGTAGTATATTTGCCACACAAGATGGATTATTGATGGATACTATTTATGATTCTGGTTTTAATCGTAGTGATATGTACATTAAAGATCATCTACATCAATCACATCCCGAATTTAAAGTATTTAATAGAACTGAAAAATCATTAAATAGAATAAAATTAGATTCACCCAGCTTTGATAGTGATGGAAACGAAAAATTTGGATTTAAAGATAGAGCACCATATAACATACCTGCACGAGATAATAATGTAATAGGATTTGACCAACCATTTATTCTTAAAGATATAGGTGATAGATGGGGTCCGGGTGGATTAGGGGCTATAGATGAA